TTGACAAATGCGGCCAGACTTGGTAAAATATATTTTGTTGTTATGCCGGTGTGGCGGAATTGGCAGACGCGCTGGACTCAAAATCCAGTGTCCGTTGAGGACGTATCGGTTCGACCCCGATCACCGGTATTACAAGTAATTTTTAAATGTGTTAAAAGCCCGTTTGACGGGCTTTTTTCTTTGCAATTGTAACTAAAAAGAGTTAAAAAAATTAAAGTTGTTGCAATTTTGTTGCAATGGATTTATTTTGCTCCGCTTCGTATTCTTGCATAAGGTATGCATATTTCTTCATCGTGATGGTCAAATCACTGTGTCCAAGCCGTTTGCTGATGGCGTACAGGTCGACACCTTGGCATAACAGAAATGCGACGTGAGTATGCCGGAGACTGTGGAAATGGAAATTTTTCTTTTTCAAGCCGCAGTTGGCCATGAGTTTGCGCAATGTTTTGTTAACTGCATTGCTGCTTGGCAACTCGCCACGAGAATTGACAAACACCATGATATTTCCATTAGGGCGCAGTTGTTGCAGAATTCTGAGCAGTCCGTCGTTGACGGCGATGACACGTTTTGATGATTTGCTCTTAGGCTCTTTTAGCTCGCGTTGTACATATGAGTAGGACTTGTTGACTGAGATGGTTTTGTGCATGAAGTCAATGTCATTCCATGTCAAAGCGGCAATTTCGCCAAGCCTCATGCCTGTATAGATTGCAGTCATGACCATGTAGGCACTAGTGTATCTTGGATCAAGACTGGCCGTGGCTTCATGTATCAGTGTTTTGACTTCATCAAGATTAAGATACTCAACATTGCGTGTTTTCGAGCGGTCATAGGACAACTCAACACCGGTGGTAAAATCCTTTTTGATAAGCTCGTCGTAAAGGGCGGACTTGACGCACCCTTTTACATAGATATTAACCTCAGACATCATTTCCTTGCTATGATTGGACCCGTAATTGTTCAAAAAGGCCTGGTATTTCTGCCTGGTCATATCAGCGATAGGGACGTCGGGGAAGTGGTCATGCAGGATTTTGTCGACGTGCCGGTATTTGCGGTAGGTGCTCGGGGCAACTTTGCCGGCCTTATATGTTTCGTGCCACTCAGTAAAATAGTCTGCAAAAAGCTTCTTTTTCTCGTTCTCGGCCGGGTCTGCATTTTCGACTTCAAAAGCAAACTCTCTGGCTTCGCTTTTAGTCGCAAATCCGCTTTTGAAAACTTGTCTGAGCTTACCGTTTTCGCGCTTGGAAACGCGGACTGACCAGCCCTTTTTTGTTTTCTTGTAACTAGCCATGGTAATTTCTCCTTTCAAGTGTTAAAATAGAGTATACAAATAGCGCACCTTTTAGGTGTTGTTTTTTGGTAACCGTGTCCCGTCTGATTGGCGTTAGGGGGATGCGGTTTTTTTGTTTACTTGTCATTGTTTTCTATTGCTAAAGTCTGTCTATATTCTTCAGCGTCTGCCATTTCTTCAAAATCAATAGTTAATTCTTTATATTCAGCTAATTTCTCTTTGATTTTCTCAATAGGGATTTTATAGAATTCTTTATGATTGTTGACCTTGTTGAGCTTATACTTGTCGAAATAGCTGTGAAGCTCATTTTCAAGCTTGTAGGCATCGTAGCTAAAAATCAGAGCATGGACATCGAATTTAAATGGGACTGATGCACTGCTCAACTCTGAAATTCTTTCAAGCGGATCGAGCCTTCTCGTTACACCTATCTTGAAAATATCTTTACCAAAAGATCCAATATTACTTATAACGTAAACGTATCCGGCTGAAGCATTGGCGGTTCTATAATCCAATTCTTCTTTCTCTTTTTCCCGATCATCCATTTTTTTCTTTAATTCAGCAACTTGATCGTTGATATCTTTCACTTCAGCATCGTTTGTAAGGTTTTTTAATTTTTCTTGCAATTCAGTAATCACATTCTTGTAATGGGTAATATCTTTGTCGATAACCTTTTTCTTTTGAGCAACTTCTTTCTGCAAGGCTTTTTCTTCTCTCTCACGTTGACGCTGCTCGCGCAGTTCTTCTTTTTCCTGTTCCTTTTTCTTTGCGTATTCATACGCCAATGCCAATTCTTCTAGTTTGGAATTCAAATAATAATAAGATATAGACACTTGAGTTACTGAAGTCAACTTGTTGATTTGTTCGTATGAACGCTCAATTCTTTTTTGGATTGAATCGTAATTAGAATATTTAACCTTATTAATGGCGGCCTCACATTCGTTGTTAAATGCCCGCAAAACCAATTTGATACTATCATTAGTCATTTTAGTTCCCTTGGCCTTGCTTCCATCTACAGTCCAGCCTTCCCTGTAATCAACAGCAGCTTTTTTTCTTATCATCTCTTTTTGATTCTTTCGAATTTCAGTTAGTTTCTCTTTATATCCGAGAGACGTTGCAAAATCATATTTTGGTTCGTATAATCCGTATTCTTGCATTTCTATAGTGCTGTTAGCATTATCAATCTTTTGCGAAAGTTCATTGAGCTTGTCGGCGAGAGTTTTTTTCTCCGTGCTCAGTTTTTCAACATTAGAGTTGAGTTCGTCCAGCTCTTTCTTTTTATCGATAATTGATTGTTGAAGTTCAAAAGCATCCATTTGCTCAATAGACATTTTTGACTTTTTCAATTCTTCTAGTTCTTTTTTATATTGTTTACCTTTAAATACATCAAGAAAACTCATATTCTTGCCTCCTTACGGTTTTATAAAGTTTACCATGCAATCTGACAGTTGATAAGATCTAACAAAATCCAGTGCGTTAAAGTCAGGACTGACATCAACTTTTTTCAGCAATAAAGCCAATGCGAACTCGTTAGCCTCAGCTTCAATTTTAGACACCTGCGTACTGGATTCCAATCGTCTGAAGAACGTCGTAGATTCTCCCGAGTGGAGTATAATATGTCCAAGCTCATGCGCCAAGACAAAATCTTTTTTGGGGTATTCTAGTTTAGGACTGATAAGCATGGTAGTTTGTCCATAGCTGCTAACAGTCATTCCTAAAGTGCTGTCTGGCAAATCTATAGTATCAACTATGCACGCACCTGTTTCTTTAATCAGATTAGCAGGGTCAGTAGTTCCACAACTGTCAACCAAGTAATTGACTTCTTTTTTTATATTCAAATAACATCAATCCTTTTTGCTTCTCTTTTTATTCATTTCAAGCGCAACTAGAAGTGCAGCTTTTAAGCTAGCCTTATCTTCATCGCTCATTGGTTCTCCATAGAAATTCACGCTGTTCTCAGATTCCAAGCCATCCAGCATTCTATCGGCAAGCTGACCGATATCGCTCATTTCTTTAGGAGATAGCGAGGTTTTATCATCAGTTCTTCCTAGCAGGTAATCGGTAGACACTTTAAAATAGTCAGCAATTTTGGCCAGTTTGTCAGAAGAAGGTGCTTGCGTCTTAAGCGAGTATAAGTAATTCTTACTGAATCCAAGTTCCAAAGATATTTCTTTTAAATTTTTATCCTTTTTTCGAGCAAGCTCTTGAATGCGTTCAAGTATTGTCATAGCAGTATTTAACGCCCTTTCTAAAATGAGTTACAAGAAAAAGTATAAAATAGTGTGATTTATCTGTTGACTATCACATTATTATGGGCTATACTCATTCTTGTAAGTTAAGTTGATAGACAAAAGCAAAGAAAAAGAGATTGACCGACCAAAGAACAAGCCTTTTTCGATGCTTATTAAGTACGCTTTAATAGTACATTATTATGGGTTAATAGTCAATAATATTGTGCATTTTTTTCTATCATTTTTTCTTACGGGTGGGGGGGAGGAAAAAAACAAGGAGGTGACAACCATGCCAGAAACCTTAAATGGAAGGCAAAAAATCAAAGCATATCTTGACGCAAATGACATATCGATTGCATCGTTAGCAACGATGTACGGGATGTCTAAACAAGATTTGTCAGATTATTTAGCGGGCCGCAAGAGAAATCCGCAAGCAAACAGAGTGATTTTAAAGATTATCTCTGATTTTAAGCTTAGCTAGAGAGGGTACTTTTGAGTGCAATTAGGAAGGGGGATTTAATATGTCACCAATAGAAATAACTGTTGACCAAAAATATGTCGAAAACTTGGTCAACATCAGAATTGATGATCTGCTTAATCAAGATTTGTCGGGCATTACGTGGACACTCGACGAATTCCGCAAGAAATGCTGCGGAAACAAAAGCCGAGCATGGGTAGCGCTCTATATCTTCTCACGGTTTAACGACGAAATTACCGGGAATGATGGCTGGCTGATCCGTGCCAACGCCCGTGGTCAGCAAAACATAATCTTTGCCAAGGCTGCCAAAGAGTGGATGGAAGAGAACCGTCAGCGGATTGACTGGCGGGCCAAGTTACCAAGATAGGAGATAAAAAGCGTGGAAATAGGAAAAGAAAAGGCCGTCATGGTGCCTGCCAGTACCATGGGTTTGTTGCTTGCCATGGCTAGTAACACGAAATGGGAAACAGAAAATAGTGCATGGCTCGTTGCCGCTGTAACTTCATATGTAAATGATCCCGATGCAGAAAGTGAATTGCTAGCTTACATTGCAGCGTTTTGTACTTTGGAGACACAAGCCCGTGGTGAAGATGCCAAAAAGCTGATAGACATCACAAAGAAGACGTACGGAGACGAAATGCTTAAGAGGGTACTTGGGAAAATCAAAGAAATCGAAAACGTAAGGAAGAAAAGGAGGAACAAAAAATGAACGTGTTAGCAAATAGCACTTGCCCGTTGCTGCTGTGCATCCTGGGCATTATCGTTGGAGCCGTCTACGGGCACGTGGTAGTAGGGCTGATGATAGGGGCTATTGGGTGTTTGTGGGGGTGTGAAGATGAGAAAGGAGGTGAGTAAATGGAATACAAGAAGGAATTCTGCCTGATGGTAGATCCTAAGACCGGCAATCCCCGTCTTGTAGAACCATCGGAAGACCCGGAAGAAATCGTGAAAGCCTTCATGAAGCAAGCTAAGAAACCGCATAGCTTGCTTTGGGCCATGGATCAGCTGGTTTATAAAGACTGGCGGAAGTGGGACCCTGTAAGGCAAAAGTTGTGGGAAATGTTTGAAGAACTGAACGAGTTAGGGTACTAAAAAACCGCCCCTGGGATAGGGACGGTAAAAATGAAAATGTTCCGTACAAGGAAAACTTTCAAAAGAAGCACTTATATTATAGCACATTTAGGAGAAGAAACACATGTACGAAATCAAAAAGAATTCAAGAACATTAGAAGATGGAACTAAAATCACGACCTACAGTAGAGAAATTGAAAGTTGCAACATCCTAGAGGTTGAAGCCGGGACTACTGGCTATTGCGGCGGTGATACCGGCCATGGTGGTCGTACCTATTTTCGCATTCAAAATGCAGCAAGCACGGACATGGAAGTCCATAGCTATACTGATCGGTACAACGATTACGTGTTTGGCGATGAATGTGGGGTTGAAGTTACCCTTGGCGGTGACTGTGAGCTTGAAACGATGATCCAGGCTTTGAAATTTATCGTAAAGGTCCTTGAGGACGAATCTAAGAAATAGAGGAGGAATAGAAATGAACAATTTAGCCACACTAGAAAATCTGTCAGTCAACTTCGAGCCTGGCACAATCGATTTTCCGCAAGCAGAAGAACTGAAGAAGCTTGTTGCTGACAAGCTTGAACAAACGAAAGGCCTGGTTGCCACTGACGAAAGCATTAAGGCAACAAAGGCATCACGTGCTGAGGTCAACAAATTGAAAAAGGCAATCGGCGACGTTCGCAAAAAGTATAAAAAGGCTTGGAACGTGCCGTTTGAATTTTTTG